AGATTACATGACTGCGAAATATGGAAGAAGAAATGGTTTCGCAAACTTGCACCAGAATATAAATGCTTTGTAATTTACTTATTTGATAATTGTACTAACGCTGGAATATGGGATGTTGACACTGATTTAGCTGAATTCCATATTTGTCCAAATTGCGATTTATCACAACCATCTGAATTCCTTCCTGAAGACTTCCAAATTATTAAGATAAAAGAGGACAAATGGTTTATTCCTAAATTCTTAAAGTTTCATTATCCAAATGGATTAGGCTCACATAAACCCGCAGTTATTGGAGTAAGAAAAGAATTAGAATATCATAATATTATGCAGGATACTTTAGAGATATTTGGTAAGGAATATTTTGAATATCAAAAACCACCGGAACCGGAATCAGAACCAAAAGAACCAAAAAAAGTAAGTGAAGAGGGATTAAAATTTGCAGCATGGTTCGGAACATTATTGCCTTCATTATTAAACAAAAAAATCAAGTATAAAAGTTGGGCAGAATGTTATGATAAAATGTTGAAATTAGATAAGAGAACAAAAAAAGAAATTACTAAAATCTGTGAGTGGGCAAGAAATGACGAATTTTGGGCAGACAACTTTTTAACACCTTTGAAACTTAGAAATTTGAATAAAGACAAAGTAAGATATTATGATGTATTTTTAATAAAAATGAATTCAGATTTACAAAAACCAAACGGAGGCATGAAATGAGAGAAATAAAATTTAGAGCTTGGAATATACTAAAGAAAAGAATGAGTAAACTTTATCCAATGCAGATTCTTAGCAATAGTGATGTAAATGATAGGAATGAATTATTTTTTCATCCTGATTTTGATTGGGATTGTCATCAAGAACATTCTGTTATTATGCAATTCACAGGCTTACAAAACAAGAACGGCAAAGATATATATGAGGGGGATATTGTAGGTATCCCGTATATAACGCCGTTTGGTCATCTTACTGATAAAATAGAAAGCAAAAAAAACATAGAATATGAAAATGGATGTTTCGGAATAAGGACATACACAAGTTTTCATCCAATACAATCATATCTGATGCAATCCGATGGAGAGTATATATCAAATGAGGGGTGCAAAATAGTATATGGTAAATGCTGTCTTGAAATCATCTGCAACATTCACGAAAACAAGGAACTTTTAAAATGAAATTAGATACTTTAGAAAGTAAAATACCTCCATATTCAAATGATGCTGAAATAGCTGTATTAGGTTCATTACTTTTAGATAAAAATGCAATGCTAAAAGTAGGAAATATTATTAATGAAGATTCATTTTATAAAGAGGCTCATAAAAACATATATAAGCATATTAAAGAATTATTTGATAATAATATTCCAGTTGACTTAGTAACCTTAACAGAATCTTTAGATAAAAAAAACGAACTGGAAAAGATTGGGGGTGCATATTATATATCAGATATTAGCTCGAAAATACCTACTGCTGCTAATGTTGAACAATATGCTCAAATAGTTAGAGAACATGCTATGAAAAGGAATATGATTATAGCAGGACGTGAATTGATACAAAATAGTTATTCAGGAAAAGATATATTTGAGACAATTTCCTATACAATAAGTAAGGTTACAAAAGAGACTGAAGGACTTGCTAAGACCACCACAAGTACACCGAGAGAATGGACGCAAGAAGTATATAAGGATGTAGATACTGGCAAAGAAAAGAATACTGAGGGTATTAAAACTAATATAAAATTATTAGATGACTTATTGGGCGGTGGCTATCAATATGGAGATTTAATTTTAATAGCTGGAAGACCTTCACAAGGCAAAACATCATTTGTAGTTGATAATATAAATAATAATAAAAATGAACCAGTATTATTCATCAGCTTGGATCAAAAAACTAAGAAAATTGGATTAAGGTTATTATCAAATGACTCTAATTTAACATCTAAAATAATTAAACAAATTGACTATCCATTAACAAATAGTGATCATGACAAAATTATAAAAAGTTTGTCAGATTATGTAAAAAGAAACGCAGTCCATATTAATGATGAATCATGGGACATTGATGACTTTTGTTTATATGCAAAGGGAATAGTAAAGCAATGCGGCATAAAATGGATAATAGTTGATTATTTGCAACAGATGAAAAGTAGAGCAAATAAAGATAAATCCAGAGACACAGTACTTACTTACATTGCAGAATCTTTAAAGATTTTAGGCAAAGAATTAAATATACCAGTTCTCGCATTATCCCAATTGAATAGGGGAGTTGAAAGCAGAATTGATAGGAGACCTAAATTAAGCGATTTGAGGGAGTCAGGAGGCTTAGAGCAAGCAGCAGATGTAGTGTTAATGATGTATAACCCAAGTGAATACGGCATGAAAAACTTTCCTAATTCAAGTAAGTTTAATGGACAGCCAACAGAAGGTAAATCAGAAATAATTATAGCTAAACAAAAGGACGGCAAAACAGACAGCGTATTAGTTACAGTTACTCAAGAATTATACCAATATAAAGCAGCTAATCAAAACTATGTAGAATCAATAGAAGAAAGTGAGTTTTAAAAATGATATTAGCAATAGACCCCGGAACTACTCATTCAGGAATAGTAGTTATAGATGAAAAGCAATTAAATGAAAAAGGAGCTCCAAAGATAATTGACAGATTCAAATTAGATAATCAAGGTGTATTAGATTTAATATTTACTTATGGCACATTTGACCAAATAGTAATTGAAATGATTGCAAGTTACGGAATGGCAGTAGGACAAACGACCTTTGAGACTTGTGTATGGATAGGAAAATTTATGTTACAAGCAGAAATATTAAATATTCCAGTTACCAGAGTATTCAGAAAAGATATAAAGTTACATATATGTAATAATGGTAGGGCTAAAGATACAAACGTAAAACAAGCCCTTATAGACCGTTTTGCTAATGAACCTAATGTTAATCATGGTAAAGGGAAAAAAGCCTTCCCTGATTACTTCTACGGCTTTAAAAGTGATATATGGCAAGCGTTCGCAGTAGGAATATATTTTATGGAGACGAAAAAATGATAACATATGATGAAATTGAAAAAGCAATACAATTATTAGTAAAGAGTGAAAAAGATAGGCTGCATAATGCAAAAAAGTCTGGATATTTATTGCAACAAGCTCTTTCAAAATTAAGTTATAGTTTTGATGTAGCAACTTATAGTATTCTACAAGAAAAAGGGCTAACAGAAGCTATGAAATTTATTAGAAAAAGAGATAAAAAATGGTATCAATTTTGGATATAACTTAGGAGACGCAACATGAATAAAAAAGAACAAAAAGCAATCGAAAAGCTTTGGAATGGGGAGAGTGGAGAGAAATGTAATATCCAATGGAAGGACAAAGATAATAGGGTCTGGGAAGATTATAAGTGTATTGGAGGCGATTCTTGTTGGGATTGGTATCAAGTCGACTACCGCATCAACCCCGACTTCAAACGCTGTATAGATTGTGATAGATGTAATCTGGAAAACATTATTCCACATTGTAAAATTCATGCAGGGAATTATAGAATATCCACAAGTGTTATTGATTACCACCCCTGTCCCGACTTCAAACCAATCGTTGCAATGGCAGCTGCAAAGGCATTAGGAAGATTAGTATTTGAATATGAAGAACCTATCAATATTAAGGAAAAACCAATGAAAGCAAGATTAAAACAAAAGTACACACACTTAACAAAAAGTCATGGAATCGCTACTTTTGAAAAAGGTACGGAATTACGAAAAGAAGGCAGATACTACAGACCGAGAAAGTCACATTTATATAAAGACTGCCATATCTCAGCAAAGACAGTTGAATCAAATCCAGCGTTTTTTGAGTTGATTGAAAAGCCGGAAAAGAGCTGTGAATTGTGTGCAAATAAAGATTGCATGATTGAAAGTGAAAATATTAAAATAAGAAAAAATAATTATGAATGTTTCACCCCCCGCAACTGTAATAATTGCGGGTTGGATACAAAAGAAAAAAAAGGAAAATATGGCTATAATTATTGTGATGCTGATTCCCATTGCTTAAGAGAAAATTCCAGTAAATGGCAACCCATCCAAGACAAAAAGAAATCAGAATTTAAGCCATATTATAGGTATGATTATGGTAGATCAGAACACCTCGGCTGTCCTCATTTTAGCACATTAGAAAAATGTATGCAGCACATCAAAGAAAATTATGATAGGGCATATTCACCACATCCCATCCAATATATAACCTCAGAAAAAGATAGGGAATACATAGGACAGTATGAAGAATTGATCCAAGACAAATACAGAGAATGGAATTTTGAGGATGATATATTAGGGATAAAAATAAGAAACAAAACAGGACCGTGGAAAGTTATGGTTCATACAGTTACAAAAGACGGGATACATATATTCAATGAGTTTTTAAAATTTGGGGAAATATATGATAACTACACCCTCTTAGACGGCACCCCATGCGGAGTTAAACTATGAATTTAATTCAAGATATAAAACAGAAATTTGGGCAAGATGTTTCAGATTATATCTTGAAACATAGTATTTTTTTACTTCCCAAAACAAAATATGATATTAAAGGTGCATTAGGGGAAAAAGTATTAGAATATTTAATAGAAAATAAAATAACTCTATTAGATGAGCCTAAAAGTAATATTGAAAAATTTATAGAAATAGAGGATTTATCACCGGATATGCAAATGATAGCTCAAGATTACGGGTTACAATTGACGGTTAATTTAATGGAGAGATATGGAGGTTTAAAAGTACATTTTATGCAAGTAAAATCATGCGGCAGAGCGGCAAAAAAAGCAGTATTAGAAAAGTTATCAGAAGGAAAAAATCAAAAAGAAATATCAAAAGAATTAAATATATCACTGTATGTAATACGAAAAATATTAGGAGGTTAAAAATGGCAATTAGTGTAAACAAAGTAACATTATTAGGTAATGTAGGTGCTGATCCAGAAAGTAAACAATATAATGATTTATATGCTTCTTTTAATTTAGCAACTACTAAAAGTTGGAAAGATAAAAGCGGTGAATGGCAAGAGAAAGTCCAATGGCACACTGTAAAGGGTTGGAAATGGGTAGCTGAGACTATAGTAAAATATATTAAAAAAGGCTCTAAGGTTTATGTGGAAGGAGAATTAGAATATAGTAAAACAGAGAATGAAGGAGTAACAAAATATTATACTTCAATTATTGCTAATAATGTAATAGTTTTAGATCCGAAAGAAAAGTCAGAAAGAACATTTCAAGACCCACGGGGAACAAAAGAACCAGAACAAACAATAGATACTGTAGATGATGAAGTCCCATTTTAAAGGAAAAAAACATGAATGAATTATTAGAGTTATTTAACGCAAAGAATATTCAGTTTAAGTCTTCAATAGATTTCATAGGATGTTATGGCGAAATAATAAGGAAAAAAGAGCGGTGGTATAATATAAAATACGAAAGGGTAAATGAGAGAGGTATTTCTATTCCTATAGTTCACGGTCAATGGGACACGATTCCCTTTGAAGAAATAGTATTTAGATATAATGACATACATTTTAGAATTGATGCTTTTAAAAAAAAGGAACGGTTATCTAAAAAGCAGAAAAGAGAGATACAAGAATTTGTGGATTTAGCAAGTGCATTACCACCTATTAAGGAAACTGCACAAGAAATTGCAACTGCTATGTATCAAGCGATTGAAGAAGGAAATAAATTATGAAACATATATGCCCATATTGTAAACAAGATTGTGATATTGAACCGTCAAAAGAAACAAGACTTAAAAAAATAGCTCGGTACATGATAATAATATTTTGTAATAAAACAGGATTAGACTACAACAAAATGATAGGTCAATGTCAATTAGAAGAATATGTATTAGGACGGGCAGCTATTGCAAAGAATGTAAAAGACGAATTAGGGTATAAAAAGAGTTATATCGGTTCTGATTTATTTAATAAAGACAGAATGACAATAGTACACGGGATAAACAGATATGAACAGGCATTAAGCATAAGATTTCCAATGGCAAAACAATATGAAATGATAATCAATAAAATAAATTACGATTTTAAATTTTTGGAGATGTTTTAATGCCATCTAAAAGACGTAGAACGAATCAAATAAAAGATGCAAGAAAAGCTATAAGTAATAGTGAATCAGTAGAAGAACAACGATTCTGGATGAACGAATTAAACAGGCTATTCGAGAAAGAATTATATAAAATAAAGAATGAGAAGAAAAATAATAAACAATTTAAGAAAGCAAATTAATGATATACATTGCAAGCCCTCTAACAAGCCCAAATAACAGCCTACAGAAACTAAGGCATAAGCAAGTAAAGTACTTTGTGGAGCAATACATGAGGTTCCACAGCATAGTATTACACTCTCCAGTTGTTTACGGTTGGGCATTGACAAAAGGCACTAAGATACTTACTGATTTTAAGACATGGTCAAAGTATAATTATGAAATGCTTTCAATCTGTAGTGAACTTTGGGTTTTAAAATTAGACGGTTGGGAGCTTTCCGTTGGTGTTACTCAGGAAATCAAATGGGCTAAGGAGTTAGGATTGATAATTAAATATGTGAGCTTATGAAAACAAGACTCGAAAATAAAGACTGCATGGAAATAATGGCAGAATATGAAGATAATTACTTTGATTTGGGTGTTGTGGATCCGCCGTATAATGTAGGTGCAAGCGATGGAAATTTTGGAGGGCAAAAAAAGAAGCCGTCTAAAATATCAGGAAAATTACATGCTAAACATTATACGAACCATAACGCAACACCGAAGCAAGATTATTTTAATGAATTATTTAGAATATCAAAAAATCAAATTGTTTGGGGTTTTAATTATTACCCTCAATATTTTCATCATTCAGGTTGCATAGTTTGGGATAAGTTGACAACTGGACCGTTATCAGATTGTGAAATAGCATGGCAAAACATTAATAAATTAGTGAATAAATATACTCATGCTTGGTCAGGATTTAACAAAGGCGGTGATAAATCAATCAGAATACATCCGAACCAAAAGCCAATTAAACTTTACGAATGGATATACAACAACTATGCAAAGAAAGAATTTAAAGTTATAGATACGCATTTAGGGAGTGGAAGCAACCTAATAGCAGCCGATAAATACGGAATAGCTGAGTTTGTAGGGTGCGAGATCGACAAGGATTATTTTGAGGCTATGCAGAATAGATATGAAGATTATAAATCACAATTGAAAATGTTTTAATAAACTCTTGTTCTTTGAAGAAAAAAGTGTATATTACTATTGCAAAGAATGTAAAATAGTAGGATACACAATGAAACACGAATTAAAAATATTCGGCTTGTCTTTGGGAAATACCATCCTAATACCTATTAGTTTATATTTTTTGCACACCATTGATGAGCCGTTTTTAATTAAATCTGGCTTAAAATCAAAACATTTTTTTAAGGTCGGAAATCACCAGCAGCTTAAAAGAATTATACTATACTGTGGGGAGCATACGAATAGTAAACGTACTACTAAGAAGAAAGCGTGTATGCAGGGGTGCTGAGAGCCTCTTAATTAGACTTCAATTCTTATAACACAGTGATTATAAGAACAAGCGATAGGAGCTAACGGCGAAAATAGTTAGACTTTTAACGTGGGGTACAAACTAAAAATGCAAAGTGTTTTTAGGGTAAATCCTACGTTTCAAACTCCAGAAACTTCAACAAAAATAATTATAGGGATTAAGGTTATTAGAGTATTAATTAGTTAAGAAATGTATTAAGCAACAACTATATTAAGGAAACAAATGGATAAAATAAAAGTAAAAGATAAACCGAAATTCTACGAACCTCAATTAATACATGATAATTTCCAAAATTACAAGGTTTATAATTTGCCAAAAGCACAATTAGTAATAGCTGATATTCCATATAATATTGGAATAAATGCTTATGCCTCAAATCCGAAATGGTATAATAATGGAGACAATAAAACAGGCGAAAGTGGATTTGCTAAAAGTTCATTTTTTAGCACAGATGGAAAATTTAATTTAGTTGAATATTTACATTTTTGTTCTAAAATGATAAGACCAGAGCCAAAAGAAAAAGGACAAGCCGGAGCAATGATAATATTTTGTAGCTTTTTACAACAATTCGGAATAATTGAATTAGCTAAGAATTACGGTTTTAATAACCATATAAATTTGATATTTAGGAAAAACTTTTCTGCTCAGGTCTTAAAAGCTAATATGAAAATAGTAGGGAATTGTGAATATGGGATTGTTTTATATAGAGAAAAATTGCCTAAATTCAATAATAATAGGAAAATGATATTTAACGTTATGGAAATGGATAGAGATACAAAAACACCGAAAGTACATCCGACACAAAAACCAATTAAGATATTAGAAAGATTAATTGAGATATTTACAGATAAGGGCGATGTGGTATTTGATCCGGTGGCTGGAAGTGGAACTACATTATTAGCTGCTGCAACGACAGGACGTAAAGGAATAGGGTTTGAAGTGTCAAAGAAATTCTATAATTTGGCAACAACTAAAATTTTAAATAATATTCAATATCCATTATTTTGAGATTATAAAAAACAGATTAGATATTAAGCGATTAAAGAAGTTTTAAATTAATTGAAAGGTAGTTATGAAACGGTAAACAAAAGCCCTGAATATGTCAAACGGTAATTCCTTTGCTAGTCTGACAAATTAATTAAATATAGCTATTAAACTTAATAAATATTCAGGGTATATTTTAACTAAAAAAATATTTAAAAAGTTAAGAAATGTATTAACAACTAAAACGAAATTAAGATTATGAAATCACTAAAAAAGCAATTTAAAATTATAGCAGAAAAATACATATTATTATTTAGCCAAAAGCATGAATTAGTATTTGAATATTGGGCAGCAGATAGAATAGGAGAGGTAGCAGTATTCGGAGATTATTATTTTGATTATAACCAAATCCGTTTCGATATTGATACAAAACAACCGGAAGAAAATATGTTTTTATGGTATGATTTGAGCTTAGAAAAAGGAATGAAAAACGAAGCATTTATGAATTATGAAAATTATTGTAAAGCTAAAAATAAATAATTTACTAAATAACTAATATTTGGCATGATTATTACTTAACCTAAAAAACAGTGAAAAACGTCTCTAAGGTACGTTAATTATAAAATATTAGATAAATTAATATACTATAAATACTATTAAAATAATATACTTAGTAAAACACTGTAAATTTAGCTATACTAATACATTACTTTAGTAGAGAAAACGTCATACAGAGCGTTTATGAGCCTCGTTATAACTACTATATATATAAAGCACTTAGCAGAAACAAAATTCATGCCAAAAAATAAGTAAAATTTGGCATGAATTTAACTTTATAAGTAAAAATCAAAGAACTTTAGAAAAATATTCGCCTGTTAAGAACTCCATTTCCTCTAATAAATCAGGAGGAATTACAGCTAAAGGAAAAACAGGACGTGCAGGTAAATTGTTTTTCTTGCTACCAAAATGTAAAGCTGCACCGGCAATAGTTTCAGCACCACCCGGAATACCTGCGATAACAGTAACATCTGTATTAGTAGCTTGAAAAGTAAACGTTCTTTGGAAGTCGCCTGAGTCTTCTAATATAGTTGACTTCCCTTTTCGTTTAATAGTTTCGGGTGTTAGCTCTGCCCATTGCGAATTAAAATAAGCTCCAGCCCGTTGAAAGTTTCTATTTACCGCACTTATCCAAGCTAAACCAATTCCTTCATATAAGGGCTTTAAATTAATTTGCTCAAAGTCCTGTTTGATTTTAGCTGCTAAATCAGTTTTATCTATAACTTCTATTTTCATAACTTTTTCCTTAATTCAGGAGGATATTGAGATTTATCAATTTCTAATACTCCAGATGGGTTTTTAATAAAGCCACCTTTATTTTTATATTTAGCAGGAATAGAAGAACCTTTAGTAACTTTCAATCCTTGTCTTTTTTTCTGGAATTCACTTAAAGGAACTTCTCTATCTCTATCGTTATAATCTCGCATCACAGAACCATATTTTAAATAAGTCTTGTCACTTACGCTAAATACTTTTTTGTCATACCAAATAGACTCTTTACGAGTTCTTGAGTCTATAACAGCAAAGCTCTGTAAATATGGCATTAAAGCGATATTTGCAGTCATTTGCTCTCTACGTCCTTCTGCATAAGAATTTCTTACATTTTGACGATAAATTAAATTCATTCGCCAATTAGAATCTACAGCAGTTTTCCCACCTTCTTGTAGCCAACCATTTTTATCTAATAATTTAAGGAAATTCTCTTTAAATTCTTTTAATGATAACTTACCTTTTATAGCCTTATCAATATCTTCTTTGATGTCTTTTAAAATACCGGCTTTTAGCATATTAGTAATTACAAAAGTATTTTTCTGAACTAATTTAATAGTTTCTTCCAAACTGTCAGATGGAGCTACTCCCTTACTTTCAAAATACTTTACTGCTTCGTCAAATGGTAATCCAAAGGCAAACTTCAAATCTTTTATTATTAAACTCATTTTGCACCTTGAGATTTATCTTTTTTTATCTGGGCTTCGGTCTCATCGTTTATCTGGTCAAAACCATATGCACGTACAATTAATTGCAATAAGTCCATTTGATCCTCAAAATCTTTAGTAGGCATTTCATCGAAAAGATTAACGTAATTTTTTGCCATATCTTCATAGGACTTTGCACCATTAACGAAATCTATCACAGGTTTTAATATCTTACTCATCATTTCATTTTGCATTTTTCCATCTAAGAATAAAGCAGTAAATTCTTTTAATGTTTTTTCATCTTGAGGTAAAGCAGCGTTTTGAATCGTATTAAACAAAGCTAATGCAGTTGAGTCTTTCGTAGTATTTGAAGAAGGTGCTGGAGTACCAACAATTTCAAACTCATCTTCATCAAAATGATATGTCTTAATATAATGAGGAGCTAATAATTTAATACCAGTATTAGTCAAATCTAAATCTCGTTTAGCAAAATCATTTAAAGCCTTCTCAGAATCTAAAAATTTAAATTTAGGACGTTCTACATCATTAAAATTCAATTCAAATATCCACTCTATCAAAGTATCGAAAGCTTCTTCGACTATAGCCGAATCACTCAATACAATATCTTGTCTAACTTCAATAGCAGCTTTTTCAGAACCTAACTTACCCGGAGTTGACATAGCTGTCCCTGTATGCCCTAATATAGTCTCTGCATTTTCTTCTTTACAGTAATATAATAAATTAGAATAATTAGAATCTCCCTTTTCACCCGGGGCAATAACTTTAAGATCAATACCCTCTGAGTTCACTATAATACCATCTTGTACTAATATATCCAAATCATCTTTTAAACACACTGCTGCGGTTGCATTGTCGTCCACAGCGTAGAATTGTTTAAGGGACTCAATATTAAATGTACCTTGAACAAATGGCATTCCATATTTCTCTACAAAAGTTATCCAGAATTTCTTTCCTTCTCTTCTAAACATTGCGTTCCAATAACACTTTCCGAGTAGAGGAGTGCCATAAGGATTGTCGTAAGAATCATCATATCGTGGGTTTAAAAACTTATAAGGCGGTACTTTTTTATAATCATCAACATCTTTAGCTTTAATCATTAAACTATTATCATTTTCATCATATACAAACCACTCACGAGGTTTTTCTTCAATTAAGCATGGATACCAATATTTGCCAGTAAATTCATATAAAACCTCTAAAACATTATAACCAAAAGAAGTACAATTCAAAATCTGATTAATTGTTCTTTTAATTCTTAATCGACTAAATATCTCTACTATTACTTCATAAATATTAGTAGGACAATCCCTTTGTACAATCTCCCATTCACGTTTGATAGTTCCAGCCTTACGAGAGCCGATATTTTGATATAAAGCACCATCATTTAATATATCATCATAAGCACTCTGATCCTCTCCTAATGCTTTTAAAATAGGATCTGGATTCGATAAAACACCAGATAAACCGGAATTAAAGTAATTTTCTATGTTAGCCCTTGTAGCGATTGAAGTAGTTAAAGATTTACTATTCTTAGGTTGCAAA